CAGCTACGCCAGGGTCGCTATCAACGACAGGCGCAAAAAAGAGGTAGAGGAGATCCTAAACTGGAGGGAGCATGACGAGACTGAGATGTTGCTGGCGATCGGCCGCAAACCGGGCGAGGACAGTGCGTCCTGGAATCGTCGTCCGAAGTTTTTCCCGAACATCATGCGTGACGTCATTTGGCGTGCTGCACGTATCTACGACACTCGTCCGCGCCGTGTAATCACGTCCGACTCAAACATCCCTGATAGTGCGCGAGAGATGTTGGAGAGGATATGGTCAGCGTAGACTACGCTTGCTCTTGACCAGCAGCTTGATCGTATGACACTGTTGCTGGGTCGGCTTCCTCTCAGGATTGCATGGATTGAGGATGAGCAGCGAGTGGACTGGCAGCCGTTCTATCCTGACAGCGTTGACGTGGTGCAGCGCCCGGACCGCCCCACCGAGGCCGCTGCTGTAGTGATCGAGACCACGCTGCCAGACTCGCTGGATGCGAGCACGATTCGTTACTCTACCGTATACACTGTAGATGAGATACTCACGTTCGAGGATGGCAAGCCTGTGCCGTGGAACGACCAGGGCGACACGCGCAACCCTTACGGCCTAATCCCTATCGTGTGGTATTTGAATGAAATGCCCTGGCGTGGTTTCTGGTCCAGGGGTTGGGGTCGCGAGTTGTTAGGTCAGTCCGAGGCCATTGCCGAGGTCGCGTGTGATCTACGCTGGCTGGTGGAGATGCAGTCGTTCGGCGTGCCTGTATTCAAGGGCTGTCGCCCGAGCGGTGGTCGAGTGGAGATTGGCCCGTCCAGTCCGATCGTGGTCGAAGCTCCCCCTGGCGGCGGTCCGTATGATTTCAGGTTCGAGACACCTAATGCACAGTTCGAGGGTGTGATCGGCTCGCTACGCACATTACTCGATCTAGTCTATGCCGAGCATCATCTGACGAGCCATGCGTTGCGTCAGAGCACGTTGCCATCTGGTATTGCTCTTGCTATTGCGCAGGAGGGTCTGCTGCGTTTCTGGCGCGCGCGGCAGGCGTTGTTCACCGAGTTCGAGCGGCAGCGTGCTTACATCAGTCTCGTCGTGTGGGCCGTGCACAACGGCCAGCCGGTGCCGGCCCGTCAGGACCTCGTGCTCACCATTGACTGGCCGGAGCCGTCGCTGCCGATAGACCCGAACGCTGATGTGAATCAATTGAGGTTCGACCTGGAGAATGATCTCGTCACTCGTGCACAGATCATTCAGCGCAGAAATCCTGAGCTGACCGAGGCTGAGGCTATGCAGCTCGCTAGCGAGATCAGGCTGACCAACGCATTTGACAGCGAGCTTCAGATAGGTGGTGGCGATAGTGGCGCTGACACAGCGTCTGGCGCGACATCTGACAGCAGTGATGTGGCGGGGGAGTAGCATGCAGCTATTAGGCACGCTAGGCAGCACGATCTCTCCTGGTGCTGAGTATATAACTCTCCATGGTAGCTATGTGCTACCGGAGGCTCTTACCATCGGAGCGGTTTTGGCGATTGACACCGAGCGAGTGTGTGTCGAGGCCGTTTGTTTCGGTGGTCTAATTTACATCGAGCGTGCGAAGGATGCCACATGGCATGACGTAGGCGCTCAAATCTACCTTTTGGAGGATGAGCAATGGCAGACGGCCCCGAAGCCCGAGCGACAGCGGCGACGGACCCGACATCCCCAGCAGCAGACGCAGAAGCCAAAGCAGGCGCGAGCGGCGAAGGCGCCGAGCAGGCGCAGCAGCCGAAAGCCTCGAAACTGACTGACACGGAAGCGCGGTTAGTCAAGGATATTGGCAAGTTGAAAGAGCGTCTGCGACGGCTCAAGGCTGAGAGAGACTCTCTCGCTCAGAAGGCGGAGTCAGCCGAGCGACAGGCTGGCGACGCTGAAGAGGCGAGATCTCTCGCGGCTGAGGCCACCCAGCTCACTGAGCAGGCTGCACAGGAGTTGGCTGTACTGCGTGAGCAGCTTAATGCGGCACAGGCCAGCATTCAGGCTGCGTTTGACGCTACCGTCTCTCGGTTGCCTGAGCGTGAGCAAGCGTTGTGGAAGGAAATGCCGGGATCTGTGGCTGAGAAGTTCGCGCTCCTGGCGAAACATCGTGGCATTATTGCAAGCCCTGGCGGCGACGTGGCCGGTGGCAATCCGCCGCCTGCGCCTCCTGCGAATACTGGCACTGCGTCTGGTAGCGTGAGAGTGGACCAGGAGGTCCAGGCGCTACTAGATCGCGCCCAGGCGGGGGATCGTCAGGCGGCGAGGCGTGCAGAGCAGCTAATCTGGTCGCGCCTCAAATTACCTATGCCGGGGCAACTAACACGGGGGTAACAAAATGGCTTTTACGGGCCGAGCGACTTACGATGATTTTTCTGTTGAGCACTATCGCGATCTGTCCACTCTGGTGCAGCTCGTGGGGCTCGACGAGACGCCATTCCTCGCCTTTCTCGGCGACCCTCGCGAGCCTGCGTATTCGACCAGGCGTGAGTGGCATGAGCACTACACGTGGTACTGGCTTGACACCATCAATGAGGGTGCGACGTTCGTTGCTGGCGACACCACTCTGACTGTCAAGGACGGCTCGCGGTTTGAGGTCGGGATGGTGATCTTGATCGACGACGAGCTTCTGCTCGTTACTGCGATCAGCTCCAACGACCTGACCGTCACTCGTGGTTACGGTGGCACGACCGACGCTGACCACGCGGACGGGACCACGATTTACATCCTGAGCAAGCCGGCCCTGGAGGGTGAGGACGTTGGCACGCCCCGGCGCCGGAGCGCTGTGCAGAAATACAACTACACCCAGATCTTCCGCTCGGAGATCGTGATCTCTGGGTCTGAGATGTCTGTGCGGCACGTCGGGCTGCCGGGGGCGTCGATCCTTGAGGATTACCGTATTCGTGGTATGCGTGAGGTCATGCGTGACCTGGAGCGCGCTGCCATCAACGGTTACTATCACTCCAGCACGCCGCAGGGGTCGAGCTCTGTGCGCAGGACCATGGGTGGTCTGCGCCAGTTCGTGACCAACACGACCGATGCGGGTGGCGCGGCGCTTAGTGAGTCTACCCACCTTCGCCCGGCTCTGCGGTCGCTTTACAAGCAGGGCTCGCGTCCCGACCTGATTCTCGCTTCGCCTTACCAGGCCGATGCGATGGCGACATTCCTGACGCCGTTCCGTAGCACTGACATGTTCGGGACTCAGCTCGGTGGCCGTCTGGTGACTTATGTCAACACTCTAGTCGGTCCGATGGCTGTGCTGCCCACTCCTCATCTCGTTGACGATGAGATGTTCATTCTCGACACGAGCAAGATTAGCGTGATTCCGCTAGTCGGTCGTGGTTTCCAGTTCAAGCCTGTCGCGCAGACTGGCGATGCGTACAAGGAGTTGGTGATTGGCGAATACACCATGGAGGTGCAGTACGGCAGCACTCACCACGCTCGCATTTTCGGTCTTGCGACTAGCTAGTGGTGAGCTATGATCCAGCGGATCATCACCCTGACGCTGCTGGGCCTGCTCCTGGCCGCTGCCCCCGAGCTGGTGAACTGACGGGAGGCGGGCGTGGCGGGCTACAGCGCGGCGCAGGCGACCACGGCGGACATCGCCAAGGTCTACCCGGACTATGCTGATTGGCTAAACGGGCGGGACGCTGACGACATTCTGGCCGAGGTCTATCGCCGCATCTACCGCCGCCTGTGGCGTCAGTGCCGTGAGGATGGCCACGACATCAGCCAGCTCTCTAACGCCTCTGACCTAGTTCAGGCTGAGGTCTACCTGTTCCTTGCCTTGCTGTTCGAGGGTCAGGTCGTACCGGATTCGTCCAACGACCTGTACCCCGAACGCATGGCTGAGTTTTGGGATCGGCGTTTCGAGCGCGAGCTCGACGCGGTGCGTCTCGAATACGACTCGACAGTGGCTCTGCCTAGCGATAACACTGAGCGCACTGAGGTCAAGCTGACATTCATCCGGGGCGCGTAATGACGAAGGACGACGGCAAGCTGCTCATTGAAGACGGTGTGTTGCGTCGTCATTTGTCGCAGCTTCATCGGGACGTACGCCCGTCCAGCCCTGCTATGCGTAAGCTCATGAGTCGTATCGGAGATATGATCGTCGAGCAAACTCGACGCCATGTCGATGAAGGGATCGATGTCAACGACCGGCCATTCGTCAGGCTATCACCCTCCACCGCAGATCGCCCTCGTGGCGGGCGCCCCGGCGCTCCTAAGCGTGGCTACGACCACATTCTGCGAGACACAGGGGCGATGGTTATCTCTGTGCGAGCGACTGTGCTCAGAGGCGAGGTCAGGGTCGGGCCTACAGGACAGGCTGAGCGAGCCAGGGGACTGGCGCATCAACACGGGAATGCACGCCGCAGACTACCACAGCGCGAGTGGCTCGGCCTGCGCGACGGGGACTACGCCGAGATCGCTGACGAGGTAGATGCGTGGCTTCGGGAGGTGATCCGTGGCGAGTGAGTTCGATAGTTGGAAGACTGTGACGCAGGCTATCGTCAATGCATTCGTCGATCCGAGCGCGCCAAGCGACTTCCGCACCACGGTCACCGGCTACCTCGGGGCGTCCTACACGTGGTCGGTGGAGGCCATCCGCCCCTCGGACGTGCCGCGAGGCCAATGGTCGCAGAGGGCGGGTCTCGTGAGCGTTGTCGTTTACGATCTATCATTCGTCGACGACACGTCTTCCGCTGGTTGTGAGCGATATGTCGCGAGATATGACATCGTGTTCATCTTCCGCACTGGCGGGGATCGCCCTGCCATCGACACCGCGCAGGAGTTCCTCTACGCCTGCATGGACATCGCCGAGGCCATGCGCACTACTTTGTATGCGATTAGCGGGTATGGCGATCTCATGCGAGCGGTCGAAGTGGGCTATCGCAAGTTTGACAAGCCGCGGCCTTACGGCGCTGTCTACGTGCATTTAGACGTAGACTTGACCAGAGGGAGAGACTGACATGGCATGGATTACGATTGCTGGCCGGGTGGTCTGCCCTGACATAGGCTGTGAATGGCTGCCTGGCAGGCTATATGACGACGATAGCGTGCCGGCGCATTTCCGACACTTGTTCAGGTGGGTAGAAGACCAGCCAGCTCTTCCGCCGCCTAAACCGAAGACGAAGCGTAAGCGGGCCAAGGACGGTCCGTGCAGCGCTTGCTAATATGGAGGTGCCCCGATGGGCGTAGCAAGTTGGAAGAGATACCCCGAGCACATTGCTCGTAGGGTATTGATCGCTGTGTCGTTATCTAACACGGAAACGGCATGGAATACTCCACAGACGCTCTCTCACGCCATGCTCTGGTCGGTAGATTCGCTGCCCGGCCTCGTGCCGCACGAACCGGCGGACAACGCCGGCGAGGCCACCGGATTCCTGCTCCCCACGCGGGTGGACCGGGGCGGACACACCATGGCCTGGCAGGCGAGCACGGACCGTGCGCAGCCGCAGCACGTGGGCTTCGTCCTGGCCTATGGTCTGGGTCAGGTATCGACCAGCGGCCCGGTAGACAGTCTGTATACTCACACTATCACGCCGAGGGACGCGTTGGAGCTCGTGCCGTTCACGCTCGCCGTCCGCAAGGGCGGGCCGAGCGGCGGAACGATCAACGAGAGGTTTGCGAGCGCGTGTGTAAACTCGTTCACTATCTCTCTTAGTGGCTCGTATCTACAGGTAAGCGCTGACGTGATCGGCACTGGCTATCGTGACACCGACCTGGTCGAGGAGGTGGTGAGCGCGCTGGACAACGCCACGTCGCTCACGCTGGCGGCGAACAGCGTCTACGGCGCGAGCGCCCAGGATCGTCTGGACTCGGTCCATCAGGTCCAGTCGAGTTTCAACGACGCCAACGACTACTACAGCACGCCTGTCAACGTGACGGCAGTCAGTTCGGCCACTCCTGCCGTGTTGACGATCGACTCTCTCGGCGGTGCGGGCTCGAACACGAACTATCGCATCCTCTACCGCAAGGGGGGAGTGAGTTGGGTCTCGTTCCCGGCGCGCGTCGACACCAGCCCGTTCAGGGTTGGACAGGTCGTAATGAAGGTGAACGGCGACTGGGATGGGTCGAACTACAATCGTGGCTTCACTCTCGGCTGCGATGTGCGGTCGATCTCGCTGACCTGGAACAACAACGCTGCGCCTCGTTTCTGCATGAGCGGCGCAGGCGATTACGCTGACATGATTCAGGCAGGGGACGCCGAGCTCACGCTCTCGATGGAGAGAGAATTGTGGGACTGGTGGTTTCAGCAGGTAGGCTATAACAGCCCTCGCAGCACGAGCCTCTACCTCAAGATTGTCTCGCAAGAGACGGTAGGCAGTTCGAGCAACCCCTCGCTGGAGATCATCTTGCCCAAGATCGGGATCATCGGCGAGCCGATCGAGGCTGCGGACGGGCGGCTGGTCACGCGGCTTGACATTCGTGGTCTGTCGCATGCTACCTATCCTGGTATCGTAGCGATTCTCAAGGATGCGTTCACTTCCTACGCGGGGTAATCGATGAAGCTGAAGAGCGGGTTAAGTGACATTCAGTGGTTTGACGCCACTCTCTACTATCGCTCGCCACGTCGAATGGAGCGATATTATTGGTTAGATCGTGCAGTTGCTGTAGGGCAGTCTGACGACAGTCTTGAGGCCATGACCGATCTAGCGATTGACATTGGCCGAGCTCTATTCGTTCGTGCTGAGGGCGTAGAGGTAGATAACGCAGACCTAATGTCGTATGACGATCCTATCGCTATGCTAGTGCAGTCTGGCGGTGAAGACGCGCTTGCCACGATAGGCTATGCAGCGTTGAACGAGTTGAAGAACATCATCGAGAGCGTATCACAGGGGGGCGATCTAGACGCGGACCCTACGAAATCGGCGACCAGCTCGCAGCAATCGCCCGAGGGGAAATAGGCGAGCGCGACCCCATGACATGTGGCAAAGCACATCTGGCTGATGTTCGTGAGATGGGGGTCGACGTCTATGTGAGAGATGTCTGTCCTGGCTGTGGAGAGTGCAACCCTGTGCATGTAGGCGCGTATGCGACTGCGGTAGCGAACATGTCAGCCCTCCCGGACTGGCGATTGCAGCAGATGTTAGCCGAAGGTGATGTCACTGACACGGACTTGCGCTATATCGAGCTATTTAGGAGGATGAGTCGTGGCATCTGATCGCCAGCGACTGGAGATCGTCGCGTATTTCCGCGACAAGGCTAGCAGACAGATACAGAGCCTCGGCAGGTCGATCACCAGTCTGGGCAAGACCGCGCTCAAGGTCTCGTCTATGATCGGCGGACTGGCCGCCGCGTTCGGTGCGTTCAAAGCCGTTCAGTGGACGATTCGTGGCGTGACTTCGGCCTGGCGCGGACTGGTCGAGGGCTTCAAGCAGGGACTGATCGAGGGTAGCAAATCTGAACTGCAATTGCAGAAAGTAGACTTTATCGCCGAACAACTTGGTGAGACTCTGATTGCCACCACCCAGCGAATCGAGCAGGTGGAGGGTGCGTTCGTAGGGGTGCAGGTCCCGGCTGACCGAGCGGGTCAGCAGATGGGTAGCTTGCGCGAGCGGGTGGCCGATCTCGCCAACGATCTACAGCGATTGAGCGGGATTGGCGACGACCAGATCGTCGCGACCTTCAACCGCATTGCGTTGGAGTCCGGCAAGGTCGAAGAGTCGATGGACGCCACGCGGCTCGCTGTGGAGCTGTCGATCGCCACGGGGCGCGACCTGCGGCGGATCACCGAGGCGCTGGCCAACGCCATGGCGGGCGAAACGGAGCGGCTGAAGTATTTGCTGCCATCGTTACGCGATGTCAATTTCGAAGGCAAGAGCCAAGCTGAGGTGTTATCGATCATCCGCGAGCGCTATTCGGGCCTGGCCGACGCGGTGAAGAACAACCCCATCACCGTGCTCGCCGCGCTGAAGGCCGAGACGGTGGACCTCTGGAAATCGTTGTTCGACGCAGAGGCGCTCAACCGCTTCGGCGAGGGGCTGCGCTCCGTGGTCGATGCGCTCGACCGTTTCAACGCGACCAAAATCTTTGAGGGGATCGGCGCAGAGTTCAGCGACAACGTGCTCATGGCGTCGGACGCCCTGTCCGTCTTCATCGACACGCTCAGCGATCCCAAAGTGCAGCAGAACATCCTCGACTTCCTCGATGCGATCGGCCTGATCGGCGATGCGGGCGAGGATCTGCGCGGCGGGAGCGTGTTCGACGCGGCGGGCAGCGCGGTGACGAGGCTCTTCATGCAGCTCAGCCATGAACTGCGGACGCTCGATCAGGAGAAGATCGCGCGCCTGATTGAGCACATCAAGCAACTGCGGTTGGAAGCGCAACAGTGGCTGGAGTCGATCTTCAACCGGATCGGCGGAGCAGTCGCCGATGTGGAGCGCATGGCCGCTGCTCTTGAGCGGCTTGTCAACGTGCTCGACAAGTTGGCGCACCCTGGCCGGACGATCAAGGAAGGGTTCTGGGAGTTCGCTCAATCATGGTCCGAGTCCATGGCCGGTTTCGCCTCCGGCGGCCGGATCCCCGGCGTCTACTCCGGCCGCGACACCGTGCCCGCGCTGCTTTCCCCTGGCGAGGTAGTGCTCGCCCCATGGCAGCAGGCCGCCATCGGGCACATGTTCGGTGCGCCACCGGACGAGGTGTTCGCCGCTGCGGGGGTGCCAGGGTTCGCGAAGGGCGGGCCTGTGATACCTAGCCCGGAATCTCTCCAGAAATGGCGTGAGGAGTTTGAGAAGATGCTCGCTGCCGCAAAGCGCGACGACACAGAGACTCTTATCATCGGTCGTGGCATGACGGTGGCCGAGAGACGAGCGCTGCTCAACTCACTCTTTCAGCGTCGTCATGAGGCCCTTGCAGGGCCTGACGGCGCAGATCGAGACCCGCTGTTTGGGCCTTCGACTGGCGACCCGTGGGGGGCGCTCAAGGCCGCCATCGCCGCGGCGGACATCAAGGCTGTGGAGCGTATCGCTCAGGCTGTGGCTAGTAACATTGCAATGGCTAGGCGCTTCCCTGCCGTAGGCATTGGCGCAGACCCTCTCGGCCCGAGCAAGATGGAAGCCAAACTACGCAAGTATCTCGACCTCGCACATAGTAGGATGGGTAATTGGTCGGTTGAGCGTATGGCTCGTGGCTATGCAACGGGCGGTCTGGTGGGCCGTGCCCCTGCAAGCAACAGACGCTTCCGTAGGAGGCGCGTGAGCGGTCTAGGCGGCGGCCAATTCATTCTACAGACTGTGGCTGCCGATGAAGAGTCTGTGCGTCGTTTTGGATTGACTGTGCGACGGCTCACCATGCCATGGTATCAGCGTGATTTTGCACGCAGGGGCTGGCGCAACTACACTCGGTTCGAGGTGTGACCCATGGCTAGCAGCAAACTCGGCCCGCTCTACCTGATCGAGAATGCCGCCGACAAGGCAGCCACGTGGCATAGCTCCGGCGCGTCCGGTCCGGTGCGTGGACCGATCGACGCACAGCTTGCCACAGGTAGTGCTGAGTTAGACATCAAAGGCGCGTATAACGCAGAGGGGCCGATCGACTTCGAACTAAAGTGCGAGGCCACCACTGGCCTGGGCGTGCAGCCCATGGTCACTACGCCACTAGCAGATAGCGGCAACGTCGGTGACGGCACGATCAGCGTGACCGTCCATGCGAGCAACACAACTGTAGAAGATTGGATTGCAGAGTGCATCAGTTCAGGGACAGAGACTACGAATGCTACCGGAACGAGTGACGACTACGACGAATACGCTGCGGCTGGCAGCCCTCTCGGCATTTACGTAGAGAGCCGTTTGGCTGGCGAGCTGGGCAACGGACAGACGGTCGAGATCATGCAGGGGGTTGACACGCAGGCGTGGTCGTGGACGAAGAAAACATCGACCACACAGGCTACTACTGCTCCGACCGGCGACGACGTGGGCGACGCCACCACGCGGCTGCTGCTCAGCTCGACTCCCCAGGGGCAGATCGCGGAGGGCAACATCATCTGCATCGCCGCGGACAGCGCGGGCTCGCCCGACGCCACCGACCTCACCACGTGGGGGGTCTACCGGGTGGCAGCGATTTCCCCCTCGGGAGCAGGCCAAGACTGGATCGAGATTCAGCGGACGTTACGAGCTGACGTCCCGGCTGGCAAGAACATTTGGGTATTGGCCGCTGCGTCTGGTTTCCGTGTCAAGGTCTATGACCCGTCCGGGCCGACCACCGAGTATTTCGATCGCACTCAGTGGTCGACCCCGATCCGCACCACGGCGCAGGTGATGAGCGTGCTCATCAACGGTGGTAAGTATTGGGATGGCGCAAGCTACGTCGATCAGAGTTCGACGTTAGTCACCTGGCATGACGAGGTAGAGAGCGGGGGCTACCCCCCGGAGATTCAGACCGGCGGTAAAGCGATCACTCTCTCGGGTGGAGAGACCACGCCTGTAGGCACTGGCTACGCACAGTTTCGTATCGAGAGCGGTCAAGCCGGCGACGTGGTGGACGCAGACGGCTCGCCTCACACTCTCGACGTAGCGGACAAGCACAAGCTCGTGGTCACGATCACGCAGGGCAGCATCCGGTTCGCCGTGGGCGATACGTTCCGCTGGTCGACGCGGGCGGCGAAGTTCTCGCTCAGCCGCAATGGCGGGGCGTTCAGCGGCAGCTACTACGCGGCGGACGGCGGAACGAACCTCACCGACGGGCTCACCATGGAGTGGACGCTCAGCGGCGACACCACACCGTGGGTCGTCGGCGACAAGTGGCGCTGGAGATCGGACTACCAGTTCAGGGCGGACAACCTCCGCTCCGGCGACCGTAACCTGGAGTGGCGCACCCTCGACCCGGCGGTGCGGCACGCCTACGTCTGCGATGCAGGTGTGGGTAAAACGTTAGATGTGCAGGGCGTGTGGGTATTAGACGTCAATCTATCGTCGTCCGGCACGCTGTTGTTAGGCGGCTCGGACGTGCAGCCCTACGGCACGATCACGGCTGTATCGCCTCCCCTCGTTGCCAATCAGTTGCAAGACTCTGCGTGGGAGGGCGGCGCCGGACCCATCGACCACTTCAAGGATGGGTACATGACGATAACGTCAGGCGCCGCAAGAGGTAAGAGCTACCAGATTTCCGCCAACACCACCGACGGCATCTTCACCTTCCAGGCTGGTGACACTCCCACGGCAGATGGCGCGGCTGTAGGCGATCAGTATGTGTTGATTGAAGACAGCTATACAGACGTATTCGAACTGGTCGAAAGCCCGGCCACCTACCGCCTGGGCGTGTGGAGCAGCACAACCTACTCCCGCCGCTACTGGGTGTTGGTGATCTATGATCCGGGCAGCGGAGCGGCCTATGCGCAGATCTCTACCCTGTGGTTTGGCGTGCCGATCCAGCCGACGGCAGCGCCCTACTATCGACCTGACCACAGGCAGACGATCTACGCCCCTCGCGTGGTCGATACACCGTCCGGTAGGCGCAGAGTGTTGACCGACAATGTGATGCGTACGAAGATCTCGCACGACTACCTTGGCGAGCACGAGATGGGCGTCAGCGACAACGACCGTAAGGCGCTAGAGCAGATTGTCACCACGATCTGGGGCGGCACAGGCAACACTATCAAGCCACTAGTGATCGTAGAAGACGATAGCGACCCCGCCACGTTCAATCTCGTGGACCTTCAGCCCGATCCCACGATTTCGCAGATCCGCAGCAACGCCTGGGCGGCGGTGCTCGTGTTCGAGACGCGGGAGCGCGCGGGATGATCACCCCGTCTGCCGCCTACTACGAGGCCCTGGATCGCGGCCGGCGGATCGTCCCGATCATGCTCGTTCGGTGGCGCAGCTCGACCGCTGCGCCGTTGATCGTAATACCAGAGGCGCTGCCTGGAGGCGCATACGGCGAGCTGCGTTGGGAGGGGCACGACGGCTTCGCAGCAGGCACTTTTTTCGGCACGTATCTGCGTGCCGACTCACAAGGACGCTGGTATGTGGGGCTCAACCCGACCGATTGGTCTACATGGTATGAGCATAAGACGACGCCACAGACGCAGTCTACGTCATCTCCGTGGCTAGGTCGCCTGTCAGACGGCGAC